ATGCCTTCTGCGGATCGACGCTCGTGAAGCGACTCAACGCAGGGGAACCCGCCGCCCAATGGTGTCCTGAATTCAAGAAATGGACATATGCCAACGGAATTCAATGGAAAGGCCTTGTCAAACGCCGCCAAGAAGAATTCCTTCTCTGTCTAAAGCCCGACACAACTCTCACGGTAGAATAAGAAATGGCAACTGCTTCTAATGGCTGGCTCATCGCAACAGGTATCACTGGTACGGGTGCTGGTACAGATACGCTTCAAGTAAGGGGCGTTCGTCCGGGCTTTCCTCTGAAAGCTACATTGTACATCACCGGAACGTTTAGTGGCACGGTTGCCGTGCAAGTCAGTACGCCGGGAGCTGCCAACTACGCCACCTTGTCATCGTCCGCAGTGACAACGCCAACAGCAGTGAATCTAGACATCAACACAGATTGCGACATCATCCTGAACTGTACAGCATTTACAAGCGGATCAGGAACAGCGACGCTCGTTGTTAATATTTGATGTGGTTTTTCCTTCTTCTCATATTGGTGTGCCTACTAGTGCCAGCCGCATTTAAGAAACGTGTTCCTATCGTCCAGAATGTCAACCAAGGCGTCGTAGCTTTTGATGACTTTATTGAAGTGTCGTCCAATATCGCCGACCCTTTCAATTATATCGGAATATATTTTCAATCCAGTACTACTAGCTCTGCTCAAATTACCCCCGTCTATAGCACCATTTTTCCGGGCGCTGTTTCGTTGTACATTGAAGACCAAGGGGACACGGCTGTTCTAGAAACTCTGCCAGTTTTGAACTTGTCTGTAAATAATCTTCTGGATGTTCAGACGCGTTTTATGATGACAAGTTTGGGAACTGGCTCACAGATTCACAAAACTTCATTTGGATTTTCTGATAATTTTGCTGATAGAAGCTCTGAAAGTAATGCTGCCGTAATTTATTACGATCTTAGCATTTCTCCAAATTACATTTGTTACGTCAAAGACCAGATAAACGGCACATCGCAAGTTATCACAACCGTTGCTGCGGCGGCTAATACTGACACCTACTTCCGCGTAACAATCACGCCGAATGTTTGCTATTTCTACATCAACAACGTTCTAGTTGCAACCATAAATAATTCTCCAGTAACTGCCAATCTGTTTTCTCTGGGTTGGTCGAGAGAAAAAACGGTTGGAAATAACACCGGCTCGTCTTTGTATGTTGATGCCATTGGCATTACACAGCAACTTACAACTCCACGAACATTTGTTAATCCTTAATGCTTAAACATGCCGACTAATACTTGCCAAGACCGCACGCTGCTCGCTGGTCTATCTCGTATCAGAAAAGGTCTACAAGCGGCTATTGAGTGGTTTTCAGGCGGAGTATCTACAGGTCCGGCCGGAAGTGTCACAAAAGTCGACTTCAGCACCAATCTAACAGCTACGCAGGTTGGGGACACACTCACCATCACTGCTACTGGCGGTGGTAGCAGCCCTCTGACGACCAAGGGTGATCTTTACACCCACGACGCTACAGTTGATGCCCGTTTGCCTGTAGGCACTGACGGCCAAGTTTTGACAGCCGATAGCGCCCAAACCCTTGGAATAAAGTGGGCAACGCCTTCGGGCGGAGGCGGAGGTGTTACGGTAGACATTTTCGATACGTCCGGTACATGGAATAAACCGGCCGGGTCTGTATCTCATCTTGTAATGGCCATTGGAGGCGGAGGCGGAGGCGGCAGCGGGTCCCGTCGATCCGGGGGGTCAGGTGGTGGTGGGGGCGGTGGCGGCGCTTCATTCGCCCGCGCTTTCTTCGATACAGCCTTGGTACCGTCTACTGTCACAGTTACGGTGGGTGCTGGAGGGGCAGGCGGAACAGGTAACTCCACCATTAATGCCGGCACTGATGGTGTGAGTGGTGGAACATCCTCCTTCGGCACTTTGCTATCCGCATTTGGTGGCGGGGGCGGCCTTCGCGCAGCTCGCTCAGGCGCAGGAAATACACGTTGTGGTGGATCAGGTGCAGGTTCTTCATATTCAGGAGTAACTGGCACTGCCGCCGTACCAGCGCCGGGCGGCTTCATTGGTGGAGGTGCAGGTACCGACTTCGGCGTCAATGGCGGCGACGCGTTCACTGTTAACGCCGGAGGCGGAGGCGGAGGTGGCCCTAATAATGCCACTGGCCTAATCGGCATGGGCGGTAACGCGACGTTGGGCGGCGCAGGTGGCGGAGGCGGTGGCGGATGGTTTGGTGGAGGAAGCCAAGCACAAGGATCAAAGGGCGGATTCTCATTCGCGGTCAGCCGTGTGACGGGCGGTGCTCCTGAAGATACTGGTCACACTACACCCGCAACTGATGGCGCAGATGGTTTGCTGTCCTACTCGCTATGCTATGGTGGCGGTGGCGGAGCTGGTGGGGGTGCTGGCTACAATTTTCCTGCTGGAAATGGTGGTGATGGCGCTCGCGGCGCTGGAGGCGGCGGAGGCGGCAGCGGGTCCAACTATGGTTATGTCGTCTCGGCCGGCAATGGCGGCAATGGCGGCAATGGCCGCGTAGTCGTGATTTCCTACTCCTAGCCCATTATGACACATCCAGACATGCTTGATGGCAGTGTGCCCGAAAAAAAGGGCCCCGGCCGCCCCCCAAAACCAAAAGATGTGGATTTTGACTCGTTAAGCGAGGACGAAAAGGTCCTTTTTACGTACAACGAAGGAAAATTCGACAGCAGCGTTTGTAAAGCTATTCAAATCTCCAAGGAAGAGTTTGATGAACGTCTCAAGAACGACGATCATTTCCGCCGTGTAGTATCTTTCGGCCGCACACTTTGTCAAGCAAAATGGGAAGAGACGTATCAACGAGCTATGCTCGGAGAGACATTCAAATCGGCCACAATGATCAATTTCGCCATGAAGAACATGTTCGGATGGGCGGAAAAGACAGAAACAACCAACAACGACATCTGGAATATCGAAGGTCTTACGAGAGACGAAGCCCTTCAGAAGCTTCGTGAACTCACTCCGAACATTCTTAGCCTAGTCGAGGCACAAGAAAAACGAAAGGCGTAAAGGATTATGCCGCGCAGCTTGCGACCCCAATTCAGTGTAACACCAGAAGAACAAGGTAAACTGAACAAAATCCTGAAGAAATTTGAGGCCAAGGAAGTCAAAGAGTTGACTGGAAGCCCTCAGGACTTGATGTATGCCTTGAAGCTGATTGAGCACTACAAGAATATTGAAGAAACAGGCGGACATCTAGTCAAACTGTTTCAGCCCGAAACGCCACTTAGCATCGAACATTATCCAGCCCACAAGGCCTTTTTCGATGCAACATCTGAATATCAACAGGTTCTTTTTCGAGCAAGTAATCAGACGGGGAAAACTACCAGCGGAGCATATGCGATTAGTTGCTGGGCTACAGGGAATTATCCAGATTGGTGGCAAGGTCGAGTGTTCGACAAGGCCCCTGTAGTGTGGGCTTGCGGAGACACAAACGACACCGTAAGGGAAATCCTACAAAGCAAATTCCTCGGAACCCCAAAAGGTACAGGCCTTATCGCAGAGAAAAACATCTACGACATTGTAATCAGACCCAATACGGGCGGTACAGTAGATTCTATCTGGGTGAGACACGCTAACAGCAAGCTTTCTCAGATCAAGTTCAAGACCTATCAGTCGGGACCAGAGTCTTTCTACGGAAAACCTGTAGACATTGTTTGGTTGGACGAAGAACCGGCTGGCAAAGATGCTCCGCTCATCTGGAACCAAGCTTATATTCGTCTCACAACTACAAATGGAACCTTCATTGTAACGTTCACTCCTTTGCTTGGCTGGACTGCCTTGCTGAAAGACTTCACGGAAAAGGCGGTTGATGTAACGCCAAAGAAGAAAGAGCTGTATGAGCACGATTAAGGGTCAAGCGTATGTGGTGGCAAGTATGTACGATGCAGGGCATCTAACAGAAGCCCGCATCGAAGAGATTAAAAGAACAACACAGCCCCATCTCATTCCAGCCGTGGTATATGGCAACCCCACAATGGGTGCCGGTAACGTCTACCAAGTACCGCAAGACGACATCATTTACGATTACACAAAGGATTCAAAGGGCAATTACATCGAAGTGCCTGCCCATTGGAAGCGACTTGGTGGGTTGGACGTAGGAAGAACATGCACAGCCTATGTCAGCTTGGCAATCGACCCTGATAATGACGTTATCTATATCGTCGACGAGTATACAGCCACTAATGCCGATCCCGCCGTTGTCGCCTCGGCCATCAAACGCCGCAAGGGCAACAAGCATCCAATTATGATCGATCCGGCCTCAAAAGGTCGTAGTCAAGTGGATGGCAGACGCCTCATCGTAGAGTATCGCAAAGAAGGGCTGGATTGCCGCCCCGCTGAAAATGCCGTAGAGGCTGGTATTCACGTTTGTTGGGAACGATTCTCCACTGGCCGCCTTAAAATCTTCCGCCGCTGCACCGCTGTTCTGAAAGAATATTCGATGTATCAGCGCGATGTTGAAGGGAAGATTGTCAAGAAGAACGATCACCTTATGGACGCCATGCGTTATGGTGTTATGGGCCAGAGATTCGCCAAATTGATTTACGCCACAGACGATAGTGGCTACAAATACACCAATCCATACAAGTTTACATCTGACTGATGCCTAATGCTCTCTACGCCGTAAATGCTAGCCCTTCTCTGGATGAAGAGAAGATGTACCGCATTTATGAGGAAGAAAAAGCCAAACTAGAAGAAGAGCAGCGTCAGCTAGACCTTCTTGCAAAGGATATTGAGGGCAAGTTTATCCTTGATGCCTCCATGCGTCAACGTAAGGAGATTGAGTGGTATTGGTCTGAGCGCTTGAAGCTTGGAAGCATGTTCCGTTACTGGAACCGTTGGGCCAATGATGACACCAATGACCCTTTCAAGAACGACAACAAGGTATATGAAGACCATCCGGGCTTCAATATTGTCCGTCCAAAGATGAAGATTGGCAAGGCTCAACTGGAAATGCTTCAGTTTGGGGCCGGTACCGATAAGAACTTCACTATCAAGGCCAAGA